GGTCCTTTTGTTCTTGACGTAACTCTTGATTACATCTGTCTATATTTATTAAGTATGGCTCACCTGTTTCTGCTCTGGCATTTAACAGTTGCCACCATAAATCTCTAGCACTAACAGTCTTAACAGCTTCCCCTGTCTTAGGATCAATTAATCTCCAGTCATCATCGTCCTGTACTGCTCGTAAGAATTCGTCTGTTAGATTAACTGCGTTGTGTATATTTAAATTCTTTCTATTTATATCTCCACCAGATTCTTTACGCATGTTAATAAACTCTTCTATCTCTGGATGATCTATATCAGAATAAGCTGCATAACTTCCACGTCTTGTTGTGCCTTGATTAAATGCTAACATCTCTGCATCTACTACGTGCATAAAAGGTATTGATCCAGTAGACCTAGAACCATGTCTAGTAGCTACTCCATTACTTCTAACCTCTCCCCAATAGCCACCGATACCTCCACCTGAACTAGCTAACCATATGTTCTCGTCATAATGATCAGACAATCCTCGTCTACTATCAGGTACATAATTTAAAAAACAGCTGATAGGAAGTCCACGAGTAGTACCACCATTAGATAAGATAGGAGTACTAAACATAAACCAAAGATCAGAACTGTATTCGTAAAGTCTTTGAGCAAGTTCAAAATCAGTTTCTCCTTTATAAGTTGCAGCAAATACTGCAGCTCTTGCAAAAGCTTCTTGTGCATGAGTCTCATTCTCCCAAAAGTATCTGTCTTGTAAAGTATCTAAACTAAACTTATCCAGTTTCTTTTCTTTATTATAATCTATTACTATTCCTAAATAAGGCTTCTTGCCAACTTTATCTTCAATCATTATCTTTCCCTAACAATGTTTCTGTTAATCTTTTATCATACCATTCAGCTTTTAGTAAGTCCTGAACACCATTCTTATATCTAAATCTCCATCTATACTTCAAAGAGTTACCACGTAAGTACCCAATAAATTCTTCAGTACCTAACATAGCTCTGATTGCATCTATACACTCTATCTCTCCTTGATTGTAATGCTTTGGATGATTCACTAAATCTTCTTTCTTTTTCTTAGTCATTAATGTAATACCTTTATTTCTCTTTCTTCTAATTCTAATTCTACTAGCTCGTACATCTTTTCTAATACTTCAGTATCTATAGTATCTATATCATTACCATTAAATAAATAACTACCTACTATAGTAATTAAATCTTTTAAGTCAATACCATCTACGTTTATAAATTCTTCAGACATTTTCTGTATCTTTTAAAGTAATATTATTTATATTTATATTTTTTGAATTATATATTTTTTTAATTTTTTTAATAAACCATCTATAACTATAAGCAGATAGTATAACTTTTCTATTAGCATAGATATGTGTTTGATCTGGCATATACTTATCTAAGTTCTTTATTGAAACATCATTACTATCTTCTTCTGGTATCATAGACTTAATCCAATCCACCATAAGTTCTTTAGCTTTTCTTCTAACGTGCTTTGCTTTTTTTGAATTCATTAGTTATCTCTTGTACTCTAGGTTCTTTAACTACTCTTGTAAGATAAGAGTATCCTTTAGAATATTTAAATATCCTAAGTCCTTTACCATTATTAGAATCTTTATGACATTCTACCTTATGTCTGCAATACATACAGCCTCTAGGTAGTTTCATGTTACCAGAGACTCCATCTGGTATGGGTTGGTAACATAATTCAGGAGGAGTTTCGTCCTTTAAAGATTTCTTAACCTTATCTATTTTAGTCTCTATATTAGGCTTGTCAAGTTCTTCTGGACAATAAAGGGCAAGTTCTCCACTTTCTTTATTCATAGCTAGAAATCCACCATTAGATGTACCATGACCAGACTCATATCCTGCTAGTTGTGCCATGTATCCAAAGGTATCATCTTCTCTAAGAGTACCATCTCTAAATTTCTTAAAGGCAAATCCAGAAGCTGTCTTTATATCTATTACTTCACCATCAATAACACAATCCATGTGTCCATGCACTCCTTTAACCTTAACTTCTTTTTGTTCATCTGATACTGTATGTCCAGCAAGTCTTACTAAAAGTAATACTACTTCTTCTAACATATGACCATATAAGAATTTAATAAAGGTAGCAGGTGCAATAGGTTGAGCTTCTTTTTCAGTCTTCATATCAAACCATAACTGTCTATTAGGTCTTCCTATATTAGACATTCTTAAAGTTTCTTTGCTTCTTGGAGAAGGAGTTGACCAATGTTTTAGTACCTCTTTCATATCCTCGCCAAATTGATCTATCACTTCGTCTGATAGGTTAAGCGACTTACCCTCTCCAAGAGCAGATAGCTTCTTATAGATGTCTTCTACTAATGTGTTTAGTTTCTTTTTACTCATGTTCTATGATTTACAAATCTTAATTTTCTAGTCTCGGCATCATAATACAATTGTCTAACACCTAATTTCTTTTGTTGATCTGTTCTTTTACCAGTAGGTTTAAACGCTGTGTATGCTTTACCTTTCTTACTTCGATAAGACTTAACATCTATTAATGTCAACTCTCCTGTCTTAGATATAGCAATGAGATCAACACCTCCTGTACATCCACAGTTTCTAAATACTTCATAGCCATTATCCCATAACCAAGTGGTAGCATAATGTTCTGCCATGTCTCCTACTCTATTACCTTCAATGTGTTTCACTCCAATTATCTCCTATTTTGTATTCACCATCCATAGGACAGCGAAGATTATAATACTCACCAGCTTTAATAATACAGCCAACAGCACGTTCACCTACAAAGTCTGCTATATCTTCTCTAACTTCCATCTGCCATTCATCATGGATATTAGCTACGAATCTAGCATCAAGTGTATTTAATTTAATTAATGACTGTAACATTATTAAAGCTCGCTTCATAACAATAGCTCCTCCACCTTGTAATAAAGTGTTGAGAGCAGCGTGCTGTGTTCTAATTAAAAGCCTTCTACCATCTAATCCCTTCAACCATTTCTTCTCTGACGCTTTCTGTACTCTATCTCTAAGAGACTTAAATGTTGGTTTATTATCGAAGAAATGTTGTCTAACTCTTTGCCCATCTCTTTGATTTCCTCCAACCACTTGTCCAAGTTTGGTGTCTCCTGCTCCGTAGATGAGAGCATAGATGAATGTCTTTGCCTGATCTCTTGATTTAAGTCCTGCAATTTTTTGATTAAAGGTATGTATGTCTCCGTTAATGATTTCATTTGTAAACTCCTCGTCTTGCATATAGTGAGCAAGCATTCTTAACTCAAGACTACTCGCATCTATACCTACTAATTTATATCCTTCTCTTACTGTCCAACATGATCTACATTCCTTACCATAAAGGCTACCTAGATTAGGTACTTGTGCCATGTTGGGATTTCTATGTGTCATTCTTCCTGTAATAGTACCATTAGGAATAACAAAACCATGTACCCTACCATCATCTTCTACAGCTTTAATCCAAGAATCTATTTGTGCTATTCTCTTTTGGTATAAAAGATAGTAAGCTATTAATTTAGCTTGGGGAATATTATCTATATTAGCTAAAGTCTTTTCATCTACAATAGGCTGACCAGTAGGAGTAAATCTTTTAGGCTTCCAACCAAACTCTATTAAGTATTCTCCTATCTGTTTACGTGAACCTAAATTAAAGTCCTGTAACTTTCTACGCATGAAAGGTTTAAAGTTATTAGTATCTAATATATTCTGGTATTCTTCATCAGTTAATCCTACCTTAGAAAGCGTACCATCTTTTTTCTTTTTAGGAGTAACTTGTTTAATATCTACTAACTTAGGTTTAAATTCTTTATGAACTTCATCTTCTGCTTCTTGCATCTTCTGTCTAAGTTCAGCTAATAATAATTCAGCTTTTTGCATATCAAACTTAAAGCCATTAATCTCTTGTTGTTTAATAACTTCAGCTACAGATTGTTCTAACTTAACTGCTTCTTTATCAAATCCTCTTCCTTCTTCTCTTAACTTATGGAATAAGACTGCATTTAATTGTACATCACGAGTACAATAGGTTAGCATTTCATTTGAATAATTTTTATAATCATCAAACTCAATCTTCTTAAATCCTAAACGATAACCCCAAGTCTCTAGGCTGTGTCCTCCTTCTCGTACTGGATTAAATAATCTAGACATAACTAATGTATCAACGACTGGCTTATTAGATAGATCAACTCCTCCAAACTTTTCAACCATAGGAATATCAAATCCTATTATATTATGACCTATTAATCTATTTGCTTTAGTTAATAATTCATATCCTTCTTCTAATCTATTAGGAGGAAACTTATATAACTGATTCGTATCTATATCTTGAGCAACTAAGCAATGTATCTTAGTGGCTTTAAGATCATCAGTCTCTATATCAAATACTAAGTCCATTATAACTCCAGTAACTCATCATCATTTTCTTCAAACTGTTCTTTAGGTACTTCTCTTAGTCTTCCTGTTTCTCTTTCATAAAGTAATCTACTAGCTAGACCAACATCTCCTGTGTACCTAGATTTAAGAACTCTAAGTCTGGTAGTGTTAGCTTCATCTATATCTTCTGCTTGTTGATTTCTTTCTAAAGCAATCACACAATCGGATAACTGAGCAATACTTTGTGAGCCTCTAAGGTGAGATAGACTTACTTCAATACCATTCTCGTGACCCTTATTTCCATCAACTCTTCTTAAATGAGATACAAGTATAAGTCCAGCTCCTGTTTCCTCAACTATACTTCTCAGTCTAGTCATTATATTATCAATTGCTCTTCGTTCATCTCCTTCGGATAAGGCAGAGACTAACATATGTAAATGATCTACGACTACCCACTTACAATCACAAGCAATAATCATAAATCTTATCTTATTAAAAATCTCGTCAATATTATTAGTTCCAAAGTGAGCATGAATCCATACTCTATTCTCGTTATCTCCATCATAAAGTATATCAAAGAACTTATCTAATTCTTCTGGAGTAAATTGTTCTCGTACTTGATCTATGTAGAGTCTAGCATTAGCTTCAATAGAAAGAATACCATCAACAGTTCTCCTCCAATCTTCTTCTAATGCTATGACTCCAACATTATCTGTTGTTTCTTTGATAAGCCAATGTTCTAACTCACGAGTTACAGAAGACTTACCAAGTCCTGTTCCTCCTGTTAAGGTAACTAATTCTCCAGCTCTTAAACCATAAAGCTTATCGTTTAAACCCTTCCAAGGATAAGCAACACTTTCTTTCTGCTCTCTATCAAAGAACTCTGCTCTTGATTCCGATACATTTATAACTCCACTTGGAGTATAAACTTTAGATGCCCACCACGCTTCAATAAACTCTTTATGTTTATTTTGTCTGAGCATATCATTAGCATCTTTATATCCATTAGGTAACGACATTATCTTTGCCTTACTAGGTTGAAATAACATTGCTACTTTCTTAGATGCTTCTATGCCTTGCTTATCATTATCAAAGCAGATAACAATACTCTCAAAGCTTTCAAGAAATTCTAAGCTTTCTTTTATATCTTTGACTGCACCAGAAGCACCACGCTTAATAGATACTGATGCCCACTTACTACCCATCAACTCATAGCAAGCCATTGCATCACATTCTCCTTCTGTTATAGTAATTGCTTTACCTCCAGACTGGAATAATTGTTCTCCAAATAATCCAGTACCATTAAAGCTACCACTAACAGAGAAGTTTTTATCACGAACATATCTAGTCTTAGTAGCTGATAGTTCGTGTTTGTTGTAGTAAGGCT